TCTATCTTGTATCGAATCTTTACTTTTACTTATGGTATCAATCTTTTTATCTAAAATACCTTTTCGTTTTTCTAATTCCTCAATACTAACTCCACTATCGGCATTTAATTTTACAATCTTCTCATTAAGAGATATAATCTTTTTATTTAAAACTTCCTCCTTATCCTTTACTAAAGATTGCTCATCTTCTAACTCTTTATAATCTACTCTATCGGATTTAAGGTTATTTTCTATATCGGCTAATCGAGTCGTAAAATCGTCTGACTTAAATTTTCTGATGAGTGATGCGTTATCTCTATTCTCATCTCCTGCCAATCCATATAGTTTATCAAAGATATCTACTCCCATAAATTGAGCTAATATCTCCTTTCTCTCACTTTGGGATTTATCAATGAATAATGCGTTATTACCCTGCAAAGATAAAGCAGTTAGTACGAAATCCTCATACGTTCCTAAATATTGAATAATGTTCTTATTCGTATCCTTTCGTTGTTCCCCATTTAATGAAGTAGTATATCCATCTTCTACTTTATAGAAATCAACATCAACCTTTAGATTTCTTCCGTGGTTAATTAACTTAGCTCTTCTTTCTATATGGTAATCAATATCATCTATCGTAAAGTGTAGTTTACATCTAAAGTTTGTTTTTCGGTTGTTTAAGATGTTCTTAGCGATGTACGTTCTACTTGTCTTATCATATACACAAAATGATAAAGCATCGAACAGAGAGGATTTACCACTAGCATTAGGAGCAAATATACCAACGATACCTTTTGTTTTAGTAAAGTCTACTTTGTTATCCTCCCCATAAGAGAACATATTAGTAAATTCAAATGATTGTGGTATCCATTGTATATTGGGAGTTACATCATCATCTGTAAGTTTGGTATTAATATCTCTATTGATTTGCTGTATCTTATCTATAGTATCATTATCTGCCAAATATTGTCTTTCTAAGTAATCTTTGATAAGTTCGTTTTGGAACTCCACATCTCTAACATTACCGATAGCGAGTTTGTTATCGAAATCACCAACCTTTCGTTTAGATAAAGTATCCATTCGAGTTACAGTAAATTCCTGCACCTTATACTTTTTCTTTATTTGGGTTATAGCTCTTTTAATTTGTGATGGGTCTGTATTTGATATCCTTACTCTTAATCGAGGTTTCTTAGGCATATCAGTTACATCAGGCACAATTCCATTGTTTACATCTAAAGTATAGAACCCATAATCATTATGAATATCATGTTCAGTAAATGTACGAGTTGGAATATCCCACAATAAGTATCCGTGTCTATCTAAGGTTTCACCATGATTCTGTTGAATCATAGAACCACAATATGCGATTGTTCCTCCACCGATTGTTTGTCTTTTGTGGATATCACCCATCATTACCATATCGAATCCATCAAACATATCTGATGTAAATGAATTTGATGATACAGTATATCCTATATCAGTTGTAGAATCATTTACCGGTCCATGAAATAAACAGATTGTATTTTCTCCCTCAACATCATTACCATTAGGCCAATTCTTTTGATTATCCATAATAGAATATACGCAAAAAGTAAGGTTGTGAATAGGGTAAATACCAGTATCACGTAAATAATGGATACGAGGATTACTAAGATTTTCGATAATTGGGGTGAGTACATCTAATCTGTAGTTATTGTTTAAGTTACAATCGTGATTACCAGTAATAAGTACTACTTCTCTGAGTTTAGCACATTCCGTTAAGAACCAACTTATCTCTTGAACTAATTCAGGTGACATCTCAGTTTTAGCATGAGCGATATCTCCACCTATATAAATTAAAGAATCCTCTAATTTATCATCCTTTACTTGTTTTAAGAATTTGTTGAATACTTCTCTATATTCTTTGTGCCTTTTTAAATTACGGATGTGCAAATCCGCTAAGTGATAAACTTTATTAATTATCATATATTATTTCTTTTACTATTTCATCAAATTTGGTTCGATGATACTTTAAAAAATCTATAAGTGTATTGAAATTACTTTCATATACATCTTTATTTTGTAAGGTTATATCCTTACATTGTACTTTAGATAGTAAGGTTATATCCTTACAAATCTCAAGTTGTTTTGTTTTAGAATCCATTCCTAATATATTTGGAAATTTAAATCCAAAGCTTTCTAAGTAGGAATATACTTCTGGTTGTACAAAGGTTATGTTTGGTCTTTTAAACATAAATCCTTTTAATGTCTTTTCTGTTGCTGATATTAATCGATTACTTTCTTTAAATTGTGATAATCTTGTTTCTGTTATTAATTCAGCGAATGATTCAAAATCTTCATTAGGTAGGTGATATGATTTAAAATCACCTTTTAAATGTTTTTCTGATTCGAATGTTTTTTTTATAAGCTCTGTTGCTTCCCCATCATAAGCTTCAAAGTTATTTATACTATAGGTAAAATTTGGTAAATTTTTTAGCTTATTATAAACTTCCGTTCTATGTGAATTTGGTCTACCAAACTTACAAATTAAATTATATTTAGTATTTAAATTTATTTCAAAATTATATTTGTTTAAATACATTTGTGTGATATCACCAAAAGAACCGATAGAACAATATGATTTAGTTTTTAATTTAAATGGTGAATCTTTTCTAAAAAAATTAAATATAATATGAACATTATCATCTAATATTTTATTTATATCATTTTCATTATCACAACTATCCCAATACAATTCAGATGCCCATAAAATAACTTTGTCATATGATTGTGCAAATTTAGTCGTATTTATATGTTCTAAACATTTTAGTATCAAAGAATCACATTCTATAAATGCAATATTTTTTTCTGTTTTTTTGTATTTGTTAAAAACATTAATCATTGTTGTGTATCTCTCATCTTCCATTTGAAACAAAGTATTATTGCCCCGTAATAGTGTTAGAGAATTACTACTAAGATTATATTTAAATAAACTTATCATCAATAAACTTTTTTAAAATATTTGCTATTATTTTATACCCTTCATTGTTTGGATGTAATCCATTTAAATATTGTTCTTTGGTAAACCTTTCTTTATCTTCCCAAATATCACCATCTATATTTTTTAAATCATCATATATACTTGAATCATATTTGTAATAAAATTCCTTATTTACGTTTTTATTTGGTTCGGATTTTTCAAAAGCGTTACACATTATATATGGTATATTATAGTACTTACAAAAATGCTGTAATGATATTTTATACATAGCTGTGTATGTATCTAATAATGATTCATCAAATAAATTTGTATAAAAATATTTTCTAAATTCTTTATCCCACTCATTATCCACATCTTTCCAAAATCTATTCGCTTCACTTTTCAGTAAATCTTTACTCCAAACTAACCACCGATTATCTTCTGCATATAATTTTGGTAAGTATAGTATTCTATCTCTAAGTTTAGATGACCACATAAATACTACTAATGTTTTATCATCTATAGATTTTCTAAACCTAAAGAAGTTATTCATTATAGTTTCGTTAGAACCACCTGATGTTCCATATACTTCAAATGGTATATTGTATGAATCTGCTAAGTGTTTAGTATAAGAATGTTGTACTCTTAAATCATACAACTCTTTATTACCACCAAAGAAATCTCTTTCACCATCAGCATATTCTAATGTTTGTTCTAACTTATAATCAAAACCTTCACCAACAGTCCAGCTATCTCCAAAGGAGACTATTTTGTCAAATTTCATATTCCCATTAATTTTTGTGATATGATATCTGTAAAATCTGTTTTTTTAGAATCCTTCAGAGTTTTATTCACTTCTTTAAATCCCATATCAGATGCATCTTTATCTGTGGGTTTTATATTTTTTGTTATAATATTTTGTTTGTTAAAAAAGCTAACATAACGAAGTGCTTGTTCTTGTGCATCGTTATCTAATAATATTTTTATTTCCTTAACACCATTTCTAAAAATGTTTTCCATAAGTGTTTTGGGTACAAATTTACCTAATAAGGGAATAGCGTTTCTTTTCACCGCCATAGCATCAAATACACCTTCTACTAAGGTTATTGGTTCATTCCAGTTTATTTGATTTTCGAAGATTGTAACATTTTTCGAAACCGGCGGATTCTTATACTTAAACTTTTCCTCATCATATACAGAACGTGCGATGAAGTAATTGAGTCTATTATCCAAATCATAAGATGGAATAATAATACGATTGGCATAATGACCAGAATCACAATACCCGATATTATACCTAATGATATCTTCGTTGGTGATACCCCTTTGCTTGACATATCCCATTACCTTTCTGTACAACGGGTTTAATCCCTTTGGTACATTTAGTAGTGATTGAAACTCATTGGGTAACCTAAGTTCTACCTTATCTTCATTGGTAGTAGAAGATGTTACAATGTAATCATCTCCATATATTTCATATATTCTTTTAAGCTTCTTACTATCAACATGCAATCTTTTAAGTAAAGATTGTATTTTTTTACCTTTAGAATCACATACCCAACAATGCCATTGTTGAGTTTCTAAGTTGACTTGTAACTTCTTTTTATGATGATGACAGAATGGACAATGATGTGCTTGTTCATTACCTCTTAAAGATGTTCCTACACCCAAAGTATCATCTAATATGTTTATAACCTGTTGTTTATTTCTTTGCGTGAGCATAAGATATACAATTTACTATGTAAATATACGAAAAATATTTTACAATTCCAAGTCTTTTCTAAAGAATTTTCCTAAAATATTATCATTTAACGAGTGTTCTTCCCCTAAAACGTTATGTTTTATCTGTTCTTCCACTTCGTAATACGTTAATGCTTTTTTTGATTTACAATATCTGAGTATGATTTTTTCGATATTATCGGTTTGCCATTCGTTTACTTGAGATTGGGATGATTGGTATCCTTGCCACTTCATCTCTTTAATTACCTTACGCTTACGTTTCATACCTTTTAGCGGTGGTAATGTTCTATGTGAGTAAAGTTGCTTTTTTCCGATGTAAAAAGCGCCTGTTGATGTGTTTCGTATTTTATATACGAATCCTACTGTTCCTTCAGGCATATCGGAAATTTCGGTAATGTACTTACCGCCGTATGTCCATGTGGGCATAAGCAAAAATGTTTTATCGTTGAACTGTATCCGAGTACTTTTTTAAGTTTAACTTTGCTCCTCTAGCTTTTTCTAAGTTAGCGGGTTTCATTAAATCTTTTCCACCATCAAGTGATACTGGAGTTTTGTCTTTATCAGAGCTACTCTTAATTTTTGCGAATTCTGAGCCTTTGTATAAATCTTCTATTGATGCCATAATATTATTCCTCTTTTACTTATATATAAATATAAGATTTTTTATTAAACATACTAAATATCGAATCTAACTATGAAGTTAACTGGATAATCAGGTAAGTTTTGTATTGGTTTAGGTAACTTTGCTACTGCTAGCATTTCATTTTCATTATTATATAAACCGATTGTTGTAATCATAGGTACTAAATAAGAGCCAGTCAAATCTGTTGAAC